TTAGCAAGTGGTGCAACACAGACAGGTTTCGGTAGAACAGGTACAGTTGATTGGCAAACAGGATCAATTAAGACAACAACTTTTACAGCAGCCAATGGTGAAGGTTATTTTGCAAATACATCAGGCGGTGCATTTACGATGAACTTACCAGCAGGTTCTGCTGGTGCAATCGTATCTGTTGTTGATTATACTAATACATTTCAAACAAATGCATTAACAATTACACCAAATGGTTCAGAAAAAATAGGTGGTATTGCTTCTGATTTTGCAGCAGAGATAGAAGGTCAATCATTAACTTTTGTTTATGTAGATGGTACTGAAGGTTGGAAAAATGTTCAAGATTCAACATCTAATGCTATCGGTAATGCTTTTATAGTAGCAACAGTTTCAGGAGCAGGAAATACTTTAGTAACAGCACCTGATTGTGCCAATGCAAAAATTGCAACTTTTACAGGACCAGGAGATTTTACTGTTTCTCAAGTTCATCCTTGTACTGCAAATAATGTAGTTTCTTATATGGTAGTCGGAGGTGGTGGTGCTGGTGGTTCTAGTGGAGGTGCTGGTGGTGGTGCTGGAGGTTTTAGAGAAGGTAAATCTCCAGTAACTCCTTATACAGCTAGTCCATTAAATGCTCCAGCAGGTTTAACAATTGCAAGTGCAGCTGCATTTCCAGTTGTAGTTGGAGGTGGTGGATCAGGTGCACCTGCTGTAGGTGGATCTGGATCTAATTCAAGTTTTTCAACAATAACATCAACAGGTGGTGGAGGTGGAGGTTCAAGAAGTGGCGGTGCTCCTCCTAGTCCATCTGTTAGAGATGGCTTACCAGGTGGATCTGGCGGTGGTGGTGGTGGAACTTGTGGACCTACTCCAAATCCAGCTGGTGGAACTGGTAACACTCCTCCAGTAAGTCCTCCCCAAGGACAAAACGGTGGACAAGGACTAAATTCAGGTAATCACCAAGGTGGTGGAGGCGGTGGTGCTGGAGCTGTTGGTGCATCTGCAGGACCAGGAGGATCGTGTAATCCAGGAGGACCAGGAGGAAATGGTGTTGCAACTTCTATTTCAGCAGCATCTGTTACAAGAGGTGGTGGCGGTGGTGGTGGAAATCAAGGACCTGTTGTTGGAACTGGTGGAACTGGTGGTGGTGGAGCTGGTGGAAATCCTAGTGGAGGTCAAACAGCTGGAACTGCAAATACTGGTGGCGGAGGTGGTGGAGAAGGATTTACTCCTACTACTGGTGCTAACGGCGGTTCAGGTATAGTAATAATAAGGTATAAATTTAGATAATTATGACAAGTAAAATTAAAGTAGATAACATAGAAAATCAATGCGGCGGTGCAGTCGTTACTAAATGTGGCGGAACAACTACTATCAGCGGTTCAGTTGTAAAAGCAAATAATATTCAAGCATCAGACGGTGGTAATTTAGTTAGTCAATCAGGCACAACGATTACACTAGGTGCAAGTGGTGATACAATTAATTTAGCTTCAGGCGCATCACAATCAGGTTTTGGTAGAACGGGGACAGTGGATTGGCAGACAGCAATTAAAACAGGTGACTTTACAGCAGTATCTGGAGAAGGATATTTTGTTAACACCACAAGTGGTGTTATTACGATGACACTTCCAGCTTCTCCAAGTGTTGGGGATATTGTTAGTGTAAAAGATTATGCACAAACTTTTGATTCAAATGCTTTAACTGTTGGTAGAAATAGTCAACCAATAGAAGGAGGAGCATTTGATTTAGTTTTAACTGCAGAAGGTAGTGCAACAACATTAGTGTATGGAGATGCAACTAAAGGTTGGCAATCTGTTAATAGTAATGAAATTACTAATTCCATTAAATTTGTATCAGCTACAGGTGGAACAGAAACAACATCAGGAGATTTTAGAATTCATACGTTTACAGGTCCAGGAACTTTTACAGTTAACTGTGGAGGTAATCCAGCAGGATCTTCTTTAGTAGATTATTTAATATTAGCTGGAGGAGGTGGCGGTAATCCACAAACAAATGGTGGAGGTGGAGCAGGAGGATATAGAGAATCTTCTGGTGCTGCATCTGGTTGTTACACTGCAAGTCCATTAGGTAGTGGTGTTTCTGGTTTACCTGTTTCAGCACAACCTTATCCAATTACAGTAGGTGCAGGTGGTGGAGCAGGTCCTGGAGCTACTTCAGGATCAGATTCTGTGTTTTCAAGTATTACATCAGCAGGTGGAGGAAAAACAGACACAAATGGTGGTTCAGGTGGTGGAAGTGCAACTTCTGGTAATCCAGCAGGAGTTGGTAATACACCTCCAGTTAGTCCTCCTCAAGGAACTAATGGTGGAACTGGTATAGATAATAAAGCAGGATCTAGTGGAAGTAAAAGAGGTGGAGGAGGTGGTGGTGCATTAGTAGCTGCTTTAAATCAACCTCCTAGTGTTAGTCCAGCAGCAGATAGAGCAGGTGGTGCGGGTGCAACAAGTTCAATTAATGGAACACCGACAACTAGAGGTGGAGGTGGAGGTGGTGGATCCGAATGGAGTCCTTCTACTGGTAATTTTGGAGCAAGTCCAGGTGGAGCAGGTGGTGGTGGTGATGGTGGTATAGATCCTAGTCCTGGAAATGTATGTGCAACTGCAGGAGGAACAAATCTTGGCGGCGGCGGCGGTGGAGGTGGTGATGGAAAAAATGGTGCAGCAGGTGGTTCAGGTATAGTAATAATAAGGTACAAATTTCAATAGGTAAAAATTATGAGTGAAGTAAAAGTAAATAAAATTAGCCCACGATCCGGCACAGATGTTACACTAGGAGATAGTGGTGATACGTTCACAATTCCTTCAGGTGCAACAATTAATAACCAAGGTACAGCAGTAAACTTTGGTGCAACAGGTTCGGCGTCTTGGGACACAACAGTTAAAACGGGAGACTTTACAGCAGTTGCTGGCGTAGGTTATTTTGTAAATACAACTTCAGGTGAGATTGATGTAACACTACCAGCTTCTCCAAGTGCTGGAGATGTGGTTGCAGTAAAAGATTATGCAAATACTTGGGATACAAACAATTGTATATTATTAAGAAATGGTTCTAATATTGGTGGGAGTGCTTTAGATTCAACTATAAGTACAGAAGGTTTAGCCATTACATTAGTTTTTGTAGATGCAACAAAAGGTTGGTTAGTAACCGATTCAGGTTTACAATCAGAAGTACCTGGACAACAATTTGTTACAGCAACAGGTGGAACAATTACAACAAGTGGTGATTTTAAAATTCATACATTTACAGGCCCAGGAACTTTTTGTGTATCTTGTGCTGGAAATGCAGCAGGTTCAAATACAGTAGATTATTTAGTAGTAGCAGGTGGTGGAGCTGGTGGTGATGCTGGAGATAGAGCTGCTGGAGGTGGTGGAGCTGGAGGTTATAGAGAATCTCCAGGAACAGCTTCAGGATCATATACAGTTAGTCCTTTAGGTGCTTCACCCGCAGTTGCTTTATCAGTACCAGCCACAGCTTATCCAATTACAGTAGGTGCAGGAGGAGCTGGTTCAAGTTCTAATCCTGTAAATGCAGGTCCTGGAAATAATTCAGTTTTTTCAACAATAACAGCTTATGGAGGTGGTGGTGGAGGTGCTTGTGATACTAATTCACCACTAGGAAGAAGTGGAGCTCCTGGTGGTTCGGGTGGTGGTGCTGGTAATAGTAGTAGTCCTCCTGATGGATCTATAGGAAATGGAAACACACCTCCTGTAAGTCCACCTCAAGGAAATCCAGGTGGAACTGCAACTATTGGAGGTAGCTGTTCTAGCGGAGGTGGAGGTGGTGGAGCACTTGCGGCTGGAGACAATGGAGCAACATCAAATGCTGGAGATGGTGGAGGTGGTGCAACAAGTTCAATTAATGGAACACCAACAGCAAGAGCAGGTGGTGGTGGAGCTGGTGGTGGTAATACTTTAGGACCAGGTGGTTCTGGTGGAGGAGGAGCTGGTGGTCGTTGGAATCCAAGTGTAGCTGCAACTGCTGGAACAACTAATACTGGTGGTGGTGGAGGTGGATCTTCTACTAATGCTGGTGGTGGTAATGGTGGTTCAGGAATTGTTATTATTAGGTACAAATTTCAGTAGTTGAATGATAATTAAAAATAAGATATAAGGAGATAATTATGGCACATTTTGCAAAACTAGGATCAAACGGAAAAGTTATTCAAGTACTTACTTTGAATAATGGTGATATGTTAAACGCTGATGGCGTTGAAGATGAATCAGTAGGACAACAGTATTTAGAAACTCATAATAACTGGCCTGCACAAATGTGGATTCAAACTTCATACAATACATCAGGTGGAACTCATAAAAATGGTGGAACACCTTTTAGAGGAAACTACGCAGGTATAGGTTATACTTGGGACGAGGACGATCAAATCTTCTGGCCTAAAAAACCTTATGCATCTTGGGTAAAACATAATGAATCAGCTTCTTGGAAATCACCAATTGGTGATGCTCCAGCATTAACAGAAGAACAGACTTCACAAAATACAGCTAATACTCATATGTGGTCTTACGTTTGGAATGAAGCTAATACAACTTGGGACTTGACAAACAATTTAGCATAAATTAAAAATGGTGGTGGTATGCAGAAGAAAGTATTAACAGAGCAAAGTCTATTCTATGGTGATATCGATATGCCGAAAGGTTTTGAGATAGACCAAGAAAAACTTACCAACGATATTTTACAATCAACTTTTAACACTAAAGAATTTCCATTTTCAAGAACTTGGGATATGTTAAATACATATATGAGAGACTTTATTGGTCTTGATTATGGTATCAATTTAGTTAACAAATCAACGTGGGGAAATATCTATAAACCTGCGGAAACAACAATTCCTTTATTAAATATTGATCCGGTAGATCTACGAAACTCTCCAGACTTTACATTATTATATGGTGTAAAGGTTAAAGATTGTTTTGTTCGAATACACTATGAAGATAACAGACGTAAAGGAAGAAGTTGGGATATAGAACTTAAAAATAATATGTTCATAATGTTTCCCTCAACGAATATGTATTACCTAACCAACAACCAAAAAGATTCATTAAACTTTGTGCAAACAATAACTTATGAATATATCTAATTATTACTGGCATTTTCCTGCAGCACTCACACCAAAGTTTTGTGATGATGTAATAGCTTTTGCAAATCAAAAAGAAGAAGTTATGGCTAGAACAGGTGGCTATGGAGATAGAAAATTAAAAAAAGAAGAAATAAAAGATCTAAAAAGAAAAAGAAACTCTGATTTAGTTTGGTTAAATGATACTTGGATCTATAAAGAATTACATCCATATGTTCATATGGCTAACAAAAATGCTGGTTGGAACTTTGATTGGGAAAGAAGTGAGTCTTGTCAGTTTACAAAATATAAACACAACCAATACTATGATTGGCATTGTGATAGTTGGGATAAACCATATGATCGTAAAGATCCTAACAATCCAGAGCACGGAAGAATTCGAAAACTATCTATGACTTGTCAGTTAACTGATGGTTCCG